CCTCGTCGTAGCGCCGAAAGCAGCGGTTCAGTTAACATGGCCGCAGGAGCTAAAGCGTTGGTTGCCAACGGATAACGTGATCACTCTTGACTCCAAGCTGAGTCCGAGTGGTCGCGTGGAAGCTGTCAAGGCAGCGCTGGCTACCGTCGAACACGGCGGCAAGCGGTGCTGGCTGATTACTTCGCCCAACTACGTTCGCATTCGTGCGAAGGTGGATGAGTACGGTAATTACGAGAAGGTCAACGGCGAGAAGGTCATTCACGCCGTACGTGAAACGGTTCTTGAGCTGTTTGGTGTCGAGTGGTCCGCCATCGTGGTGGACGAGTCACACCAGACGTTAGCGGGAGCCACCGGCAACAAGAAGAAGCAGAGCGCGCAACGGCTTGGCCTGGGCGCGTTGAACGTCCGTAAGGATGGTCTGCGAATTGCGTTGTCGGGCACGCCTTTCCGTGGCAAGGAATACTACCTGTGGGGTCAGCTGAACTGGTTGCGGCCGGATAACTACCGGAGCTACTGGAACTGGATCAAGCGACACTTCAACACGTGGCACGATGGCTACGGGCAGCAAATCGGAAAGATGATCGACGCCGAAGCGATGTATGATGAGGCTCGCAACGTTATGATCCGTCGCACGAAAGAAGAAGTGGCAAGTGACTTGCCCGCCAAGCTATACGGCGGTTGGCCGTTGATACCTGGTGGGCCGGTTGCGGTTTGGCTGGACATGGAACCGAAGCAGGCAGCTGCTTACGAGTCTATGGTCAAGAAGGCTGAAGCTGATCTGGAGGGCGGCACGCTCGTAACGAACGGTATCTTGGCGGAGCTAACCCGGTTGAAGCAATTCGCCGGTAGCTACGGCATGATGGCCGGTGAGCAGTTCATCCCGACGTTACCCAGTAACAAGTTCGACTGGTTGCTGGAGATGCTGGATGAGCGCGGTATCGACGGTGAGTTGGCGGGTCTACCTTACGACGAGCGCGTGGGTGTGCCCAAAGTGGTTGTGTCCTCCCAATTCTCGCAGCTGATCAATGCCTTTGCGAAAGGGCTGGGCGAGAAGGGAATCAAGGCTCACGTATTCACTGGTGATACGTCGGATAAGAAGCGCGAAGACATCAAGTCGGATTGGCAAGAGAATCTAACGAGTGACACCCGCGTACTGCTTCTTACTACGACCGCTGGCGGTGTCTCGCTTACGCTGGACGCTGCCGACGAGCTTGTGCTACTGGATGAAACCTGGAACACGAGCGATCAAGAGCAGGTGGAAGATAGGCTCCACCGGCTATCCCGTATCCACCAAGTTGTGATCTGGAAGGTGTTCTCTCGCGGAACGATTGAAGAGGGCATCGCAAAGGCCAACTTAGACAAGGAGGTTAGCATCAAGTCAATCATAGATGGGCAGCGCGGCGTGGGCTTCACTAAGGAGTTGCTTCACCCGTGACTGAAATCGCTTATGCGGCAATTGGGGCCGCGTCCATGCTCAGCTTCGCGCTGGGCCTCTGGGCGCGGCCTTTTTTGTCTCGAAATCTGTTTACGAAAGTTGTTGAGCCGCAAGAGCTTTCGGCACTGATGGATCGAATTGTCAATCAGGAAGAAGCTGAAGAGCGACGCAACGAGATACGACGGATGCTACACGACTCTGGCCGCCGTACGATGCGGCTAGATGGTGGCGCCCCGGCTAAGGTACACCGAATGCGGCGTGTCAAACGGGTACGTGGAGACCGCGAATAGCACCGCAATTCTTGGCAGAAAGTGGGTAAGAAACCTGTCGAAACCTGGCTAAACTATAGACACGACCATGGTAAACGGGTAGCGTTGGCTCCGTTATCGACTTCGCCAATACGAAAGGATATGCCAATGAGCGAAGCTACTACGGCGGGAGCGACCGTAACTTATACGGACAATCTCGGCAAGCAGGTCACCAAAGAGGTCAAGCCGACAGAGGCGCATGAGTCATTCCAAAGATGGCTCGCTGCTGGAGGTTTGACCATTCCTGTCGATCACGTCGCGGCCGCAATCGTGTTGCACGGCGAGTGGCAAGGGAGCAAGGGCCGCTCAGCTGAGCGAAAGGCATTGCGCGAGCAGCGTTATGCCAACGAGAAGGCTGCACGCGAGCAATCGCGTATCGACGCCGACAAGAAGCGCGCCGAAGCAGACCAGGCCCGCGCCGACAAGCAGGCCGAAGCTGACAAGAAGCGTCAGGACCGCGAAGCGGAGCAGGAGAAGAAGCGCCAGGACCGCGAAGCGAAAATTGCTGAGCAGGACCAGAAGCGCGCTGACGCCGAAGCTGAGCGCGACCGCAAAGCCAAAGAGCGCGACGAGAAGCGCGAGAAGGCAGAGCAGGAGCGTGAAGAGAAGCGCCAGAAGCGCGAGCAGGAGAAGGCAGACAAGGCCGCCAAGGCCGAAGCCGACAAGGCCGCCAAGGCGGCTGAGAAGGCAGCCAAGGATGCCGAAGCTGCATCTTCCGGTGCCGACGGTGACGACTCCGGCTCTGCTCCTGTCGATGGCCAGCCTGTTGGTCGTGGTGCGTTGCAAGAGGCGAAGCGCGAAGGACGCAACCTCAAGCGCCGCAGCCCTGTTGGCCAGAGCGCCGGCAATTTCGGTTAAGCGTCCGAAGCCCACACAGGACTAAAACGCGGTGGGCCAGGCCCCAGCCGGAACGTGGCGAGATACGCAACTCGCACGGCTGGGTGCCCTGGTGGATGTCAGGCTAGTCGTGGCCACGCTAAGCAGCCTTGGCCTGACATCCTCCAGGGTATGGCAACCCTGGTAAGAGAAGAACAACCGAAAGGGAAACTGAAATGGCAATTACTGCTGCCGAATTGAAGGTGCTGGGCGGGCCACTCGCGCCTGGCGCTTACGAGGTCTGGGCATTCCTCATGAGGAATCAGAATGGAAGTGGCCTCACTGTCGACCACATCGCTCGTAAGCTCAAGCTAAACTATATGACGGTGTATCTCCGTCTAGGCGGGAGCATGGGCAACGGCTACGTTCAGCGCGATAACGGTAGGCCTGCAAAGTATTACGCGGTGGTGCCCTCGTGAGAATTACCATCACGCCGGAAGGCAACATTGAGTTCGACGTTGACCTGGCGAACGGCCACATCGCAGAGGCCGCTGCGCTAATGCGGGCGGTCCAACAGGAGTACGCACCGGCGACTACTCCGCAGCCGGTAGCGCCGACACGAGAAGCCACGACGGTGGCGCGTAGGGAGAACGCCGAAGCGCGCCGTAAGGCTTTAGCTCTCGCGGAGCGGAAAGCCAACAGCCGGTACTACCAACTCAAGGCTAGCCAGGGTGCACGTACGTCGCGGATTGTAGCGGAGACATACGATTACATCGCTAGCTACAAGAACGGCCGCACTACGGATCAGCTATGCGAGCACTTCCACACGGGCAAGGCTACGGTGTGGAGTCGTACCGCATCGCTGCTGAAGGATAAGCTGATTGTTCAACCGGGTGGTAAAGGTTCGCCATGGGTGGCGACCAACGCACCGTTGGTGCCGCCCATGGGAACTGAGCATCACCCGACTCCATCCGACATGCCCAAAAGGAAGCAATCGTGACTAAAGCGCCGAGTACCCAAGAGTGTTGCTGGTCCACCAGACCTGGTGAACACAACCCGAATTGCAAGAAAATGCTTGAGCGTGATGAGCGCCGAGCGATGCGTGAAAGCAAATCGTTGAAACACCAAGTAGCCCATGCGATCTTTGGGAAGCTTTGGACCATCGACAACGAGAAGTGGATTTGGCCATTCGGCGGTAAGCCAGAAGGCGTGATCCATGTTGACTTCCAACGTGTTTCGCCGTTAGAAGGGCAACTGCGCATCAAGACTAAGCACGACGGCACCCACTACATCAACATCAAGATCAGCGAGATGCTATGAGAGGTCTTGACGACTGGTTGACCCGTGAGCCGGAAGATACCGGCTTACTCCTGAGCGATAGGCGCATCAAAGCTAAACGGGCACATGTGTGTAACAGCTGCAAGCGTACCATCAACCCAGGCGAGAAGTACCGCCGGCAATTCGCTATCTTCGACGGAGAGCCGGTCACCTACAAGATGTGCTCCGATTGCATCGCAAGGGAATACGATGCCTGAGTGCCCACACTGCCAACAAGAGATTGAGCCCTGTGCCCGTTGCGGCACGGGGTTCATTCACGTTGATACGCAATACCATTCATGTGCAGACAAACAAACTTTCGCGCAGGAGACTACGAATGGCTGAGTTGCCGTTGTTAAGGCAGAGCGAGAGAGCAGCTTTCAAACGCTGCCAGTGGGCGTGGTACCAGCAGTACGTTCGCGGCCTGGAGCCGCTGATGCCAAGGCATATGGAACTAGCGGAGTTTGGCACGCTCGTCCACGTAGCTCTGGCGGAGTATTACCTGCCGGGTCTGGAACGCGGGCCGCATCCCGCCGAGACTTGGGAACGGCTAGCCAAGGACATCATCACCACCGTCAGGACGATGGAGGTACGCGACGATGAGCTGGTGGCTAAGTGGGAGGACTTCTACACGCTTGGCACGGAATTGCTTGTCGCATATGTAAATCGGTACCAAGGTGA